CAATAGTGTTTTTAAAACCACAAAAAATTATATTTAATTCAATACTTGAAAAATATAAATTAAAAGATATAAAACCCAATCAAGAAAACAATAATCAAGACTTAATTGATCAACTCGAAATTGATATAAAAATGAACGGACTACTATGTCCATTAGTTGTTAATAATGGTTTATTAATTGATGGTCATCATAGATATGAAGCTATTAAAGATTTTTGTACCGAAACACTTGTTTATGTAGTAAAAGATAATCACATGGAAAATTTATTATCAAAATTAAATAGCTATATTTGGTTTGATCATTTAGGTAAACTTGATGGCTAACATATCAAAATGGTTTGGTTATCCAATTTATATAACTAAATTAGAAAACTTTGAAAGTATTAATAAAAAAATATTACCTATTATACTAAAAGATATTACTCCAACCAATTCTCAATACTCTCGAACCACGGACATAAAACCAAAAGAATTACAATCTATTGATGATAACTTACATAATGATCATAGGTTTAAAGAGTTATATAATAATTTATTTAAAGTAATAAAAGAATGTTTAATTGCTCAAAAATATAATTTAGATTTATTAGAAATATATATAACTAAATCTTGGGCAACTTTATCCATTAAAGAACAATATATTGCTTATCATAGACATATGAGTAGCCATTTTAGTTTTGTCTATTATCCACAAGCTCATGAGCAAGGTAATTTGTTTTTACTTGATGATGACGCACATAAAGTAGGATTGACTATACCAAAAAGAGATCCATACTTTACAGAGTGGGATAATACTAACTACGGTAAAGCAGAATATCCTGCGGAAACAGGTAATGTGATTATATTTCCATCAATGATATTTCATGAGACTGGAATGAACACGAAACACGAACCACGGGTCTCTATATCTGGTGATGTTATGATAACTATGAAAAAAGGTATTAAATCAGAACACAATATACCTTCACCATCTACTTGGAAGAAGCTATAATATGCTGTAAAATACTTACATGCCATTAACAAATGTACAAATTAGGCCAGGTTTAAATAAATCAGATACACCTTCAGGAGCAGAAGGGCAATGGATTGATGGTGATTTTATAAGATTTAGATATGGTCAACCAGAAAAAATTGGAGGCTATACCGCTATTGGTTCAGAAACTATAGCAGGCCCTGCACGTGCTATTCACACATGGACAGATTTAGAAGGTAGAAAATATGCAGCAATTGGAACTTCTAAATGTCTTTATATTTATTATGAAGATAAATTTTATGATATTACTCCATTACAAACAGCAATAACTGGAGCAACATTTGATTCTACAAATGGATCAAAAACGGTTACTGTAAATAAAACAAGTCATGGTTTAGATGTTGGAGAATATGTAACTTTCTCAAGCGTCACGATTCCAGGTACTTCTTCTTTTACTGCAGATGATTTTGAAAATTTTACTTTTGAAATTTTAACAGTCCCTGACGCAGATACTTTTACTATTGAAATGCAAAACAATGAAACAGGCACAGATATGTCTGCTGGTGGATCAGCTACAATCGATCCTTATGAGGAGGTTGGCCCTACTATTCAAACATATGGTTATGGTTGGGGAACAGATACTTGGGGTTCAAGTACCTGGGGTACAGGTAGTACATCATCAAATGTTATTCTTGATCCAGGTAACTGGAGCTTAGATAATTTTGGACAACAACTTATTGCAACTATTAAAGATAGTAAAACTTTTACTTGGGATCCAGGAACAACTAGTCCTCAATTAGAAACTAGAGCAACTTTAATGACAGGTGCCCCAACTGCTACTAGACTTACAATTGTATCCGACCGAGATAGACATGTAGTTCATTTTGGAACTGAAACCACTATTGGTAATACAAGCACACAAGATCCTATGTTTATACGATTTAGTGATCAAGAAAATTATAATGTATATGAACCTACTTCAGTAAATACTGCTGGAACATTTAGACTTGATACAGGAAATAAAATTGTAGCTGCCGTTTCTGGTAAAGACTATACATTAATTTTAACTGATACCGCTGCTTATACCATGCAGTTTGTTGGCCCTCCTTTTACATTTTCAATTAGACAAGTAGGATCTAACTGCGGTTGTATTGGACAACATTCTGTAGTGTATGCAGATGGACAAGTATTTTGGATGGGTGCTGGCGGAGCATTTTTTAAATTTGATGGTACTGTAAAACTATTACCATCGTTAGTAGAAGATTTTGTATTTACAACTTCAGGCGATAATGTTGGTGTAAATTATTCATCTAACGAAATTATATACGGAGAACACAATTCTTTATTTAACGAAATTGTTTGGTTTTATCCTTCAGGTAAACCTTTGACTGATCCTTCAACACAAAACAATAGATCAGTTGTTTATAATTATGTAGAAAATACTTGGTCACTTATGACTTTAGCTAGAAGTACTTATGCAGATGCAACTACTTATGATAAACCTTATGCTACAGAATATATCACGACAGGAGTTCCTACTATATCAAATTTAAGCGGAGCAACTAACACTTTTGGTGCAAGTACTTTATTTGAACATGAAACAGGTAATAATCAAGTTGCATTAAATGGTACACAAACTGCAATTCCCGCATTCATTCAATCTGGAGATTTTGATTTACCTTTTCAGGGAGATGGGGAATATATATTAAGGATTTCAAGATTTTTACCTGACTTTAAAAATCTACAAGGAAATGCACAAGTTACAATTAATTTAAAAGATTATCCAATTGATACAGGTACCTCTTCACAATTAGGGCCTTTTACTATAAACTCCTCTACACAAAAAGTAGATACAAGAGCTAGAGGAAGATCGGCAAATTTAAAAATTGAAAATACATCAACTGATGAAACATGGAGATTTGGAACTTTCAGAGCTGATGTTAACCCTGATGGAAGAAGATAATGGCTAAGATAAACGTATATGTACCAGAACCTCCTAAAGAATATACTGAAGAGGGTTTTAGACAAATTAACCAAGCATTGGAAACAGTGGAGAACCAATTAAACACGTCTTATCAGCAGGACTTGAAAAATGAATTAGATACGTTTAATTTCTTTTTATCATGACAATACAATATAAAAACGCAGGTTACGATTTAGATACCACAAATCTTACAACCGTATTAACTATTGATGCATCTTCACGAGCTATTGTTAAAGGATTTACGGTAGCAAATGAACATAATAATAATGTTGAAACTCATGTTTATTTAAATGATTTTAGTGCTAGCACTAGTTTTGAGGTTTATCACAAGGAAGTAGCTGCAGACATTACCGTCTATCCCCTAAATGGTGAGCCTTTAAATTTAGAAGAAGGGGACTATTTAACTATACAAGTAGACGTAGCTAACACCATTGGCGGTGTTATATCTTATGCACTTATAAATAGATCGCAGGAAAATGGCTAAACAAAAATTTACTCATTATGTGCCTCGTCCAAAGCCAAAAAAAAGACCAGGTCGACATAAAAAAAGTCTTAACAAAAGTGAAAAAAGAGATTATAAGAAGTATAACAGACAAGGAAGAGTATGACAAAAACAGTAGTTATAAATGGTGAAGAAGTTCCAGTTTTACCTGCTAAGGCTGAAGAAGAAATTGTTAATAAAAGAACGCAAAAAAAATATGCATCTAAAGAAGAATTTGATGCAGATGTAGCAGATAATAATACTGATACTACAGCGGAAGATTTACAAGTTAATCAAAAAATAACAGTTGCATCTTTACAGGTATTTGGTAAAACCAAATAATGCTTCCCATAGGTGGTTCAGAATTACAAGAAAAATTACTATACAAGTATGTTGATAATACATTACTTGGAGAGTTTGAAATAACTATTTCTGTTCCAGAAAAAAAACCTTTATCAGATGATAAGATAAATATTCTTTGGGTTCAAAATTCATATGATCAACCTAATTTAATAGATTGGTTTAAAAATAAAGATAATCATAAAAAATATTCTTGGTATGTTTTTAATAGTCATTGGTGCTATGAAAAATTTAGAATGATGTATAAACTACCTACACATCGTTGTG